TGTGCATAAGATTGAGTATGGGCGATGGGACATTAGGACTACAGCCGCCAATATCCTGCTGGCAATCAGGGAGTACCGCCCGATCAGCATTGGGATTGAGCGTGGTGCGTTAAAAAATGCGGTACTTCCCTATTTGAGTGATTTAATGCGAAAATCCAACATATATGCTCATATTGTGGATTTGACTCATGGAAACAGGAAGAAGTCAGACCGAATCATTTGGGCATTGCAAGGACGCTTTGAGCATGGCAGAATCGTGCTTAATAAGGATGAAGATTGGTCAGAGTTCGTTGACCAGTTATTGATGTACCCATCTCAGGGGGTGCATGATGATCTTCCTGATGCGTTGAGTTATATAGATCAGTTGTCTATAACCTCTTATTTTGAGGCAGATGATGAAGACGAGTGGCAACCAATCGACATCATTAGCGGGGTATAGATGGCAACAGAAGATAGCTTAGATATATTTGGTGCTGACCCATTAGGGCGTGACACTTTTTATGGGTTATCTACTGGTCGTGATAGTCAGGGTCTTGCGCCTTATGGTTTTAGATATGCTGAAAGCGTGAACCAACCCATCACTGCCAAAGGTAGAGGTTACCTTGGCAATGTTGGAACTATGCAAGAGCCAATGACAGAGTTGTCTGCATCTTCAGACTTTGGCGGTAGAACTGTTCGTTATCCATTGATTGTGCCGACTCTGACTGCTGATGAGTTGAACCTGTTGCGTTCTGGCGGTGAGCCTACACAAGAGATATATGGCAAGGCGCAACAGTATGCGTTAGGCAGATTGGCTCGTGGTGAAGACCCATTTGCTACACCACAGGATTTGCGTTATCCACAACCACAAGCTGTAGACACCAGACCTTATGACCGAATGCAAGAGACACCGAGAAGTTTGATTTCTGGTTTGTTCTCTGATGTATTGGGTCGTACTCTGAATATGCCATCCATGCCTAGAACTGGCATACCCTCACTTGATTTGCTTTACGCAAACAGAAACCCTCTCTTTAATGTGATGGGTGTTGGTGATGTCCAAAAGACTGCTGAACGCATCTCCTATGGTCAGCCTTTGACTACAGGGTCAGGCATGACATTACGCCCAAGGGAAGAAACCATCAATGCGGCAATGGCAGTTGCTCCATTAATTCCATCGGCTGGTAGGGTTGGCAGAACTGTTGGCAGATTGGCGGGTGAGGAAATCAATGCCGCTATGACAGGTCAGCCTACTAGGTCATTGCTTGGTGAACTTACACCCAAGCCTAAGCAGATATTCATTGGTGAAAATGCCAAGACTTGGGACAAGGCAAATGCCGAGAAGTTTTTGCAGTTGGAGAAGTCTGGAGTTGACCCTGTAGATGCTTGGAAGCAGACAGGGACATTTAGGAGTCCTGATGGCAAGTTACGGCAAGAGATTAGCGATCAACCAGCCAGATGGCAACCCACTAAATGGGATCAGCCATATCAGGAAGCCCCAGAGATAGACAGGGCAAGAGTTCAAGAAGCATTAAGTCATCCTGAATTGTTCAAGGCATATCCTCAATTGGGACAGGCAGATGTTTTCCTAAATCCAAATATTGATTCACTTGCACAATGGCAAAGAGCTAATCCAAGTATTGGCACTGAATCATTTATGCAATTAAACCAGACAGTAAATCCAAGTGTTGAGGTTGATTGGCTGAAAAGAATGCAAGACCCTAACAGCATTGATTATTGGAAAAATCAAGCTAGGTATGGAATTAAAGAAGGTTTTACTCCAAGAGAGGCAATTCTTGATATGCGTCAGCATATGGCTGATACTCAGGAAAAAATTGACTTAATGAATCGTGGTGTTATACCTAGCAGTCCAAGCAGTGCTTTACATGAGTTACAGCATGGAGTGCAAGAGATTGAGGGGTTTGGCGGTGGTGGTAGCCCAACCAGACTATCGTCAGACATTGCTCAAGCCAAATATGACTTGCAAGAAATTCAAGACAAGATGTCTAGATTGCAAGACAAAGCATCTGATGAAGCAAGATATTACATTTACAAATCACAACAAGAGCCTGAGTTTAAGCAATTTGTTGATGAGGCTTTTAGCAAATATAAAAAAGCGTTTGGAGAGAAATCAGCAGACAATCCATTTGGGGTTGACTTGCAAGATGCGGTTAAATTCCATTTATTAGACAAACAAGGAACTTTGGAGAGTTTAGGAATTGAAGCAAATCGATTAAGAAAATTAAGCAATCTAACTCCAGATCAAGCATATAGAAAATTGGCTGGTGAAGTTGAGGCAAGAGCAGTTCAGAAACGCATGGGTATGACTCCAGAGCAAAGGCTTGAAACATTCCCCCTACAATCATATGATATTCCTGCGAATGATTTGCTTTATCGTGACCCATTCACAAATTTACTAAGGTAACACTATGGCAACAAATAAAGAAGTCAAGTTAGAACAGAATGAATTTTATGAGCCTACGGAGGCTGATAAAGAATTAACTGATTTTGTTGTTGACCATTGCCAGAGATGGCGTGACTACCGAGATGTCAACTTTCTCCCTGATTGGTTGGAGTACGAGCGCATCTTCCGAGGTCAGTGGGCTTCTGAAGACAAAACCCGTGAGTCTGAGCGTAGCCGTATTGTCACCCCTGCCACTCAGCAAGCAGTCGAGACTCGTCATGCTGAGATCATGGAAGCAATCTTTGGTCAAGGCGAATTCTTTGATATTGAAGACAATATCCAAGATGTCAATGGCAACCCCATTGATGTCGAGATGATTAAGAATCAACTCATGGAAGACTTCAAGAAGGACAAGATTCGCAAGAGTATTGACCAGATTGAGTTGATGGCAGAAATCTACGGCACAGGCATTGGCGAAATTGTTGTCAAGACTGAGAAGGAATTTATCCCTGCAACTCAGCCCATCCCGAATCAGATGGGGCAAGCCGCCATTGGGGTGATTGAAAGAGACAGAATCGCTGTCAAGATCATGCCTGTCAACCCAAAGAACTTCCTGTTTGACCCAAATGGCACTTCTATTGATGACTGCATGGGTGTTGCGATTGAGAAGTATGTCTCAATCCACAAGGTTGTGGCTGGTATTGAAAAAGGTATCTATCGAAAGGTAGACATCACCCCTACCTACGAAGACACTGATCTTGAACCTACCCAAGAGGTGAGTCAGTATCAGGATGAAAAGGTACTTTTGCTCACCTACTATGGTCTTGTCCCCCGTGAATACCTCAATAACATGAAGGAAAACAAGGACATCGTTGAGCTATTTCCTGAAAACTCAGCCGCTGAAGACTACACCGACATGGTTGAAGCCATTGTGGTGATTGCCAATGATGGTTTATTGCTCAAAGCCGAGGAAAACCCTTACATGATGAAAGACAGACCTGTTTTGTCCTATCAGGATGACACAGTTCCTAACCGATTGTTGGGTCGTGGCACAGTGGAAAAGGCATTTAATATGCAAAAAGCCATTGATGCACAGACCAGAGCACACATGGATTCACTTGCATTGACCACTGCTCCGATGGTGGCGATGGATGCGACTCGTTTGCCTCGTGGAATGAAGTTTGAGGTTAAGGCGGGTAAGGCAATCCTGACAAATGGCAATCCAAACGAGATTTTGTACCCCTTTAAGTTTGGTCAGAGTGACCCGAATAACCTCGCTACTGCTCAAGCCTTTGAAAGAATGCTATTGCAAGCCACTGGAACGCTGGATTCTCAGGGGTTGGTCAGCCAATCTACCCGTGATGGGGGTGGTTCAGGTATGTCGATGGCGGTTGCCTCGATCATCAAGAAATACAAGCGTACTTTGGTGAATTTTCAAGAAGATTTCTTGATTCCCTTCATCAAAAAGGCGGCTTTCAGGTTCATGCAGTTTGACCCAGAGCGTTATCCCTCTGTGGACATGAACTTCATCCCGACTGCCACCCTTGGCATCATTGCCAGAGAGTATGAGCAACAGCAATTCATTGGTTTGTTGCAGACTTTGGGTGCTGAAACCCCTGTTTTGCCGATTATCTTGAAGGGAATCGTTGCAAACTCTAGTTTGAGCAACCGAATGGAGTTGATTGCCAAGTTGGATGAGATGATGCAACCAAATCCTGAACAACAGCAGATGCAACAGGCTCAACAGCAGTTGGCTATCCAAGCGGCACAGGCTCAGATTGCTGTAAACACTACAGCGGCAGAGCAAAATCGGGCTGAAGCACAGAAATTGTTGGTTGAAGCGCAGTTGATGCCTCAAGAAGTACAGGCAAAAACGGCTAGTGCTTTGACCAAAAACTTACCGAATCAGGATGATTTAGCTTCCAAAGAGTTCGACAAGAGAGTTAAGATTGCTGAGTTGATGTTGAAAGAAGCAGACATCAAGAACAAGTCTAAGATTGTTGAACTGCAAATGGCAGAGAAAAACAACAAGATTTCAGGCATGGAAGAAGACTTCTTGAACCAACTTACCAAGCAACTGAGTTCTGCACAAACTGGTACTGAATAATGGATGTAGAAAACCTTGCCAAGGAGCTAATCCTTAAGAACATGACTCCAGAACAGCAGATGGCTGTTTTGGATTCAGTGCGTCAGTCTGTTGC